CTCACTTGTCGGCCTTCCCGAGTTTCGCTGGCTTCGTCGCCTTCGCGCCCTCTTCCGGCGGGGCCGCGTTCTCGTGGACGTTCTCGGGTTCGAGGTCTTCCATTGGGTCGGGGACGTCGTCGACGTCGAGGCCAGCGTAGAGGCTCTCGTCGTCGGTCGCGAGCGAGCGGCGGACTTCCTCCGGGCTGATCGCGCCCATGTCGACGTAGGACTTGTGCGTGTCGGCCTTGTTCTTCTGGACGGTCGACTCCTCCTCCTCCGTCATCGTGTGGAGGGGGACGAAGCGCCACTTGATCCGGTCGTCGACCGCGCCGAACTCCGAGAGCTGGACGAAGTCGATCGCTGTCTCGAGGATCGGGCGGAGGTTCGCCTCCTGGTACGCGGCGACGGTGTCTTCCCAGACCCGAATCTCGCCGTCGCTCGAGGCGTTGAGCCCGGCGGGCGTGATGCCGAGGAGCTTCACCAGGGGTGTCCTAAACACAGCCGACATGTGCTCCTGCGTCTGCGCCTGGAGCGAGTCGAGCGTTCCGAGCGGGGCCGAGACGTTCTCGAAGAGCTCGGTGTCCTTGTTCGCCGCGAATACGCCGTTGTTGTCCCGGAGCGTCGTGAATATCTCGAGGCGCTTGTAGAGCTGGTCGCCGTCCGCCTGGAGCGACGTCGAGAGGTCGGTCAGCAAGACCATTACGGAAAAGCTGTGGACGATGTCGGCGACCGACTGGCGCGTCCGGAGCCAGTTGTCGATGTACGGCTTGCCCATCTGCGAGAGGCTAAGGCCGCCGAACGCGTAGGCGGGCTTGAGCACGTCCGGCACCGGGCGGCTGACGAGCTTGAGCAAGCGCGACGAATGAACGAGCTTCCCCATGACGAACCAGGTCGACGGGTTGTACCAATCGTCCGAGAGCGGGTCGCGGCTGTCGTAATCGGACGGGTACGTCCATATCGGCTCGACGACCTTGAACGGCCGGAGCTTCCCCTTCTTGACCTTCGCGACGCTGAGGTCGTCCCGGCCGTTGCCGATCGGCTTCTCGAGCTCGTCCTCGTCGTCGGTCTTGCCATTGTCGACGTAGAGGTGGCTGCGGCCGAAGAAGCCGTCGTCGAGGACCATCTTCGCGGCGCAGGCCTTCAACCTGCTGCGCTTGACGGCTTCCTCAAGCTTCTTGATCTTCTCGGCGACCTCTTCGTCTTCGTCCTTCTCGAGGTCGCCCGCCGCCTGAAACTCGATCCACTTCCGCGTGCATTCGGTCGAGATGATCTCGGACGCGGTCCGATACTCGGGAATCTGCGTCAGCTCGGAGAGCGTCGCGTATCCCATGAACGTCCAGCCTTGGCTGAACAGCCCGCTCGTCGCGTAGGCGTTTGGGTTCATCGCGCCCCAACCGGCGGAGTCCATCGCGAGCTTGCGTGGCTTCCAGGTCTTGGGGACGACGCCCTTCGGCGGCTTGTACGGCGAGAAGCAGGAAATATCGGCGGCCTTCGCTTGCCGCATCATCGTCCGCGTACCGCGCGCCAATCGCGCGAGCGCGGCGTCCGTGATCTTCATCGCCGCCTTCTTGACGGCGTCGGCCGGGACCATGGCCAGGGGGGCTGATGGCTTCGCGGCCTTCGCCTCGAGGCGCTTCTCCTTGCCCGACTTCGCGCGGGCGCTCTTGACGACCCGCGCGTTGCTTGTTTTGACGCGAGTCATTTAAGGCGCGCTATTGCGCAAGGCTGCGGCCGCTCGAACAGCATCGCCCAACTTGGCGCGATATGCCGGGTCAGCGGACCTGCGTGTGCAAGATTCGCGAAGCTTACGTTTGTGCTCTTCGCTGAATACGCGCACCTTCAACGCCTCGCTGATCTTTTTCCTTGTTGCTTCCGAACATTCTCGCCCACGACTTTTTTCCCCAATTTTCTCGCGGCTAGTTGGATCATTCGCGTAATAAGCCAGCATACTTGCGCGCATCCGTTGCCGCTGCTCTTTCGTGAATGTTTTTCCTCGGCGCTTTAACCCATTCTTTTTACGGTTTTCCGGGTCTTCAAAATACGCCTGCGCACTTGCACTCATTTTTTGCTTCGTCTTGTCGGAGTGCGCCCACCCGCCGTTTGCTATTTTCTTTATGTTGTAGCGAGGCTTTAACTCGGCAATAAACCGCTGTTCTGCTTGATCGAGTTCATCCCGACTACATTCGTGTATAACTACAAACGTGAAATTCGCCTCGCCGTATTTATCCCATGCGCGCTGAAGTATCTCGTTCGCGTGATCACCACGATCTAGGGCACGACGATGATTGTACCAGCGTTGCTCAATACGGACTGAACTTCCTACGTAAAAACCACTAGGTCCAACTATCTTATAAATCCCACAAATCATCTGCGTCGCGCTCCAAATCGTACGAGCGCTGCATCTGAAATAACCATCGGGACCTTGACGGGGAAGTAGCACATCGACGTGGCGTCGAACTTGTTCGGGCTCTTCGAGCCTTCCGGCTTCTTGTCAACCAGCAATTTCAAGTCTCCTGACTTTTTGACGACTGGTTGCGAAAGCTCCCGCATCAAGGAATGCAGGTTCGGGATACGCGAGTCGATGCTGATCAACTGCTCGGTCGGGAACACGACGCCCTTCTCCGTTAGCATACGGTGCGTTCGCTCGAAACGGAGCCGCAGGTTCCAAGCCGCCTGCGCTTTAAGATTCCCGTAAAAATCTTCGTTCGTTGGCATCGACGAGTCACCCGGTATGACGCGGGCTTCGGGAGCCACGACGCTCGACCCGGCATCCCACGCACAGAACGCGACGCCGGGGGGCAACTCGCCTTTGGCCTTCAGCCTGTTCGCTTCGCTCTTGACGCCAGCGCCGATGCCTACGCAATCGTATTGGATGGTGATCGGCGTGTGGCCGGTCGTCTTGAGGATGACCCTCCGCGTCGCGTCACCCGTGTCGCCGTCGCCCCAGTCGTCGCATTCGCGAAGGATTATCCCTTTGCGCCTCGCGTAGGCATGGAGGTCTTTGCCCTCGTCGGCCGGATCGAACCCAGCGCACTCGCCGCCCGTTTCGTCGAGCTTTAGCTTTAGGTGAGCGTCGATCGCGGACCGCACCCATTCCTGCGGGACGATGATCCCGTGGAGCGCCGCCGTCGGATCGCGGTCGACCTCGCGGCGAAACAAATGGAGCATGCCGCTGTCGCGCGCGTTCTTCTCGCGCTCGGCGTGCCATTCCGGCGTCTTGGCCGGATGATCGGACCAATCGAAAACGAAGACCCGCGTCGTCCCTCGTGGCGGAGGTTGTTTGCCTTCCTCCCACTCGCGCCCGGCCTGGCGCTTCTGATAAAAAAGCGTTCCGACGCCAGCCGACGTGCTGATGTCGATCTCGACATTCGTGTTGTCCATCAGAGCGGCGGCGACGCTTTCTGGATGTTCGACGAAATCTGCCTCGTCAAGGAAATAGATTACGGTCCGTCCGCCCCGGCCGATGTTGTCGCCACCTTCACCGGTTATCGTCGAATCGTTTTCCGGATTCACCAGACGCAAGTAACCGAGGTGCTTGTTGGCGTCAAAGGCGTCGGGCAGCAGCATCGGCGACAACCGGCGGATCGCCTGGCGCATCTTGACGAAGATGCTCTTCGGGTCTTCGAGATGATCGACCAAGTCTTTAGTGCGCGAACCCCACCCGATGTCGGAGCCGGGGCGAAACAACCAGAGCCAGATCGAAAACGCGCTAGCGGCCCAAGTAACTCCCGTGTCGCGGCTCTTGTCGACCAGACCGTGCTGCTGGTCTTCCAAGCACGCTTGAAAAAAGCGAATCAACTGCGCCTGCCGCTCGAACAAGACGAACGGAAGGTCTTTCGGCAGCTCGCCCGCGTACGACGACCGCGTGTCCCGCGTGTCGATCCAGTGCGTGATGAACTCGACCGGGCGAGTCCGGTAGTATTCCTTCGCACCCATGACGAAATCAGGGTCTTTGCGGAACCGCGCGAGCTGTTGCACTCGGAAACCGAATACGTCGGTGTAGTTCGGAGGCCATGCTGCCTTACCGAGAACCGTCGGCGCGTCGAAGTGAATAGTCATCGACGGAGCACGGACTCGTAAACGCGAGAAGCCTCTTGGGGTGACGTCTTGTGCGTGATCTTCAACATGTCGTTCTCGGGTTCGTCGCTGAACCCTGCATGCACTTCGATGTTGGCGAGGCGCGGATGGCGGTACGGAGCCATCCCCTCGGCGCATCGCTGCGATTGATCGCGCGCGATTAGCATCTTCTTGACGCTTGCGTTGAGCTCCTTAAGGAGAGCCTCGTCGGCCGTGGCGACGCCGCTCTCGATCTCTTCGAGAACGCCGATGATCTTGCTCGTCAGGTTCTCGGCCGCATCGTCCCAAAAAGCCATGTTGCGCGCCATGACTTGAATTGGCGTACGCCCGATCTCCTTAGTCGCAGCCACCGCATCATCGCGCGAGGTCGCCGTCAACTGCGATGGCTTGCGCCCCGCGCCTGGCCTTGCGCCACCATTCTTACCGGCCATCAACGCACCAAAGTGACGCTGATAAAACTGGATTTATTCAGTTCGCAAAAGGTTCGGCGCTCGATTGCGCGCCGTAGGTTCGGCATGCGGTTGCCCGGCGCGCGCCGGTCCTTCTGGGGTTCGTTGATGGGGATCGAAGCTATGGCGCTTACGCGCCGCGCCCCCCGCCCGCTAGACTAGCGACCCAGGAGGAAGCCTCAATACGAAACCGCTATACCGAAAAAGAAACCTTGTAAAGCCCTTACGCCGCCATCGCGACGCAGTGCTTAGGCACCACGACCTCGCGAGGCTTCGCCCCGAACAGCGCCAGCAAGACGATCATCGAACCCTTGTGGTAGCGGACCATCTCGCCGCACCAACCGGCGAAAGCGCCCGCGACGATCGGGACGTTCTCGCCTTTCACGTATTTGTGAATGACGTTCGCGCAAGCCTTCTCGTCGAACTCGCCTTGGCCTATTCGGCCCCGGAGCTCGTCGACGAACCCATCCGGCAGCGCCAGCGGAGAGTTCGAATGAACGGGGAGTATTTTGTGGACGCCA